ATCCGTATGTTTCCAGTTGCCTCCACACTGGGAGTTGCTGAAGGCATTGAAACATCACTGTCCTGCTATCAGGTGTATGGAGTTAATACCTGGTCAGTAATCAACGCCGGATTTATGGAGAAGTTCCGGGTACCGGCAGGCGTCAAACATCTCATCATTTTTGCTGATATGGATAAACATTCTGCCACTGGACAGGCCGCAGCGTTTAATTGTGCCACCGCCAATCTCAGAGCAAAAAACGATTTGATATCTGTCAGCGTACGCTGGCCCGATAACGGCGATTTTAATGATTTCGTGATGAACGGCGACCAAGTTCGTGAGCAGGTTTATACAAAGAGGGCAGCATAGTGAAATTAGAATCAGCAATGAAACAGTTCAGCGCTAAGAGCCAGATGATTACGGATTCACCCCGCGCTACCTCTTCCGACTCGCTTAAGGGGCCTGATCTGGCTGCTGCAATGGGAATGGTTGAGGCTCGGGCCGGTTTCGGTATGGCTGCATATCTTGGCAAGGTTGGCATCAGCAAAGAGGACCGGATCAGAACCGTCGAACAGCTTACCCAGTTTGCCATGAAGAATGCCCCGAAACATGTCGGCAAAGTATCGGGCCGTCGAATGGCGCAATGCATGGTGATTCTGGCTAAATTTGCCTACGAGGAATACAGCAGTTCAGCGGCGGCCACCACTCCATGTAAACACTGCAAGGGGAAGGGGCTAATTTACAGCATTCAAAAAGTGGTTAAACACCCTGGATGTGGTGAAAAAACGGATTCATGGGTTAAAGAAGAGCTGGTAGGTGAATTATGCAATCCTTGCAACGGAAAGGGGAAAATCTCCTATCGTTGCCGCTGTAATGGTACCGGTAAGGTGCGTGACCTTGAGAAATCCAAACGAATTGGCGCACCAGTAGAGAAAGAGTGTGAACGCTGCTCAGGAATTGGATACAAACGGACACCCTCAACAACAGCTTACAGAGCGATTACAGCGTTGCTTCCTGAACTAACCCAATCATCTTGGTCGCGCAATTGGAAGCCATTCTATGCGTCGCTGGTGGCTAAATGTGACATTGAAGAGAGTTATGCAGAGGATGAGTTTCAGAGAATTACACGATAGGCGCACGATTGGTACTAATAGCGACACTTTTTAAACATATCGCTTGCATTTTGCATAAAGTTGGCGTAATTTCTCTAAATCATGGGCGTTTCTGTAGATGAGCGCCAAGAAAAACAATTAAGGCCTCGCATATCGCGGGGCTTTGTCGTTTATAGGGCTTGCATTAGTAGGGTGAATGTTCTGAAAAGTAACCTTGCTGATGGTGTGTTTATAAATTGATGCGTAGAATCTACTCCAACCGCCACTAGCTCAGCTGGATAGAGCCGATAACCATTATTGTTGTAGGTGCGAGGTTCGAGACCTCGGTGGCGGGCCAATTTCAGCCCTTGAGTTAATCGTTCTGGTTTTTGTCATTTTGTGATGCATGACAACTATAAGCATGGTTATGTTTACTCTTTGTTTATAATTACAATGTTAATTATATGGTGCTGTGATAGTTGCTTTGTAACGATTGTTGGCTCAGTCATCCTACCCGTGAAGTTAGCTATCACAGCACCAAATTCAAAGCCTCAATTAATCGCTGGGCCTTTTTGCATGCTGGATTATCCCGTATGTAGAATCTGCCAACAAAGAGTAAGCCTGCATTCACATGGGTACTGGATTGGTTAATCCGATCGTTGTGAAACAGTATCCAGCCGAATGTTGATTATTGGGTGCAAAAAAAACCCTTACCACCGTTTATCTTGGTAAGGGGTGCCAATAGGCGAACACCAGGGAAATCTTTACTGCCAGATATCATATGATTGTTTTATTTAATTAATGTGACTTAAGTCAAATTGAATAGATAAGCTAATAAAATTCATAAAGATATACTTAATAATACGCATTCGTAATAGTGACTTTTATAAACTATCCAATCGCATTAATGGTTTCATAAGCTAGAGTTAATGTATAACCAACTAGCCAGTACCACGGGCAGGCCCCCGTAACGATACTCCTTTTATTAAGCCCTGACTCTAACCGGTCAGGGCTTTTTGCATTCTACATTCGCATGGGTACTGAAAGAGCCTGAATCTTTCCATCCTCCGAGGCTTGGACGAGGCAGTATCCAGCCGAATGTGGTGAATGCGCAGGCTGATGCGCTAACTCGCGTGGGCAATGCAACAACTTATACGGATAGAAGCACACACGCCACGGGGAACCGTAACGCCGGGATACTCAGCCCCGGACACCACAGAAGTACATTTAAAGGTATGCGGTCAGCACATTGGTAGGTGTTGACGCCGGAACCGTAACCGGCTTCAAATTATAGTTAACGGTATGAAAACGTTAACGTCCGTATTAAAGGCTCATTTCGGTAGGCCTTTCCGTTTCTGTGAGGGCGTAATGAAGATTTACTCAAGTCACTTTCACCCGAATGGTTTATTCATTAATTGTGAAGCGCAGGAAGGTTTTTGGGTATTACTGAGCATTTCTGTTGGGTGGGGGCGTTTCACTATGATTCGCCCCGATCAAGAGTTCAGTGCTACTGGAGGGCTTTTTCAATTGACTGAATTACGGCCAGCGGATTCAGAGCGGCCGGAGTCAGTAGTTGAAGGGTCAAATGTTTTATGGCGTCTGCCGGAAGCTCTCGAAGTTTTGAAATCAGTCCAGACTTCTTCTCTTCAGGAAGGTTAGCCACTCGAATGATGTCTTCCAGCGCAATGATTGTACTGTCGTGAAATTTCACGGTCTGAACATTCAGGATTGCACCAAGGCCACCATCATTCCGAATAAAATCAATTCCCCTATGTGTTATTTTTATCTGGTTAAGATTGATAATGTAATCATCCATGCCAAACTTTATACCATTAGTGATGAGTCCATGCCCTTCAAGATAAATTAGGTTGGATGCAAAACTATCTTCACTACCGAATAATTGGCAAAAGTTATCGTATTCTTCTCGGCTAATTTCAAATGGCGCAGCATCATATAGCGCTTGTAACAACTGGCGCTGGTACTCCCTGCTATATTTGTCTATGTCTGACATGGTAATTCCTTCTTGGCTGTGTGAGAACTATCCAAGATACCACTACTGTCTAATGCGGATAAAGAACAGGCAGCGTTGCAAGTCAGTAATACTAACGCATAAATTTTAAGGCTCACTTCGGTGGGCTTTTTTCATTTCAGCCATCCGGTCGCGCCGGTATGCGCACAACTGGATAGCAATATGGAAAACCAAAATAACCCACAGGGAAAACTTGAGAGTGCTGCGTGGTTAATTCGATGGGTAGATAGCTGGAAGAAGCTGGCGATTTTGATTGTGCTGACATTGTTTAGCATTGCGAGTTATTTGGCATATGACTACCGGCGAGAGATTACCTATTGGGCGCTGGCCCATTACGGCACCCCACGCATTGACCAGACAAAAATCGATGCTGAAGTACGCAGCATGATGAGCGATACCGGTGGCGTGACAGTTTCCGTCTGGAGCTTGAACCTACAGCGTAACCAGCGCATCGCTTTATACGTTCGCATTAGAGAGCAACGATTATCGAATCTGGAAGGGGTGGGAGATTTAATTTTCCGGCCTCACTCAAAACTATCAATGGCAGTTATCGACCTCCTGGATAAAAAGACGGTGTGCTACGACCTTGTGCAGTCTACGGCGATTGGCCGGGCGGCATGGGCTGCGGGTGCCACATACGTTTGCTCTGCTGCCGTCCCCCCGCAACACGGTTCAATGATAGGGCTTATTGCTGTTGGCTTCACTGAGAGGCCAGAGAATGAAGATTACGTTCGTCAGCGAATACTGCTGGCATCTGAGAGGATCATTAAATGACGACTAATTTTAGATTTAGCCAGCGCAGTGAGAATAACCTCAAGAGCGTTAACGCTAACCTGGTGAAAGTGGTGCGCCGTGCTCTGGAGCTATCGACCGTTGATTTCGGTGTTATCGAAGGTGTCCGTACGGTAGAACGGCAAAAAGAGCTGGTGGCCACTGGCAAGAGCCAGACCATGAATAGCCGTCATATCTCCGGCAATGCGGTTGACCTGCTCCCCACGGGTGCCGACTGGAATGATTATAAATGCTGGTTGCCGGTATTGGATGCCATGCACCGTGCCGGTAAAGAGTTGGGCGTTAAGCTGCGTTTCGGTATCACCTGGACGGATAACCCAAATGACAAGCCAGCGAAGTTCTTGGACGGTCCGCATGTGGAAATACCCGCATGAAAGAAACCCTATTGAGATTGATAGCCGTCGCACTGACGATTTCAGTTTTAGTCGGCGGCGGGTATTGGTGGGGCAGTGATAGTAAAAACTCGGAATGGTCTCTCAAGTGGACTAAGCGCGATAAATCAGACCTAACGGCAGAAATAGCCGCCAAAAAAAGTGCTGCCGAAAAAGAGGCTCAACTTCAGGCTGCACAATCGGCCGGATTAAAGGCATATCAACAAGGGGTAGTCGATGCTGAGAACAAAGCAAAAGGCACTATTGCTGCTTACCATGCTGGCCATATCAGGTTGCAAAAGCGCTTCGAGTGTCTCGCCGCTTCAGTTGGGGATATGCCCGTTACTCCCGCCAGTGGACAGCTCACTGATGCAGCCAGAGATTGCGGATTTTCAGACGCAGATGTCGGAATTCTTATTTCAATCGCTGAACGAGCCGACAAGTTAGTCGAGAAGGTCACCGCGCTACAAAAGGTTGTCACTGACGACCGGTTAATAATCAACAGCACTACACATCAATAGCGCTGGGTTGTCGCAGTCCACGGGTATTAGCAGTGACGTAGCACCTCTCTATCGAGCGTATCTGCGGAATCAAAAACAACCAATACACCTTGATCGTCGGGCATTAGCGGCAACATCAGCCGTTGTAGGCGAAGCGATGTGACAGCCGGAGAGACGGCCTGTATTGCAGCAGCCATTCAATGAGTGGTTGCGACAATGCACGATAAGCAATGCTACCACCTGTTTCCCACCGCTCACTCTGAGTATTAACAGGCTGGTGGCATTTTATTTAATTCTGATATCGGCGAGTGTCCAACACGAAAAATAGCATAAACACGCTGTATTGATATCGAGTGGTCTTTAAAATCACCGGCATTATATTTCACTCACTAGCAGGAAGTTCTAAATGGACATAAAAAAGACGCTGACGTCTGAGCAGAAAGCGCTTTTTGATGCCCTGACGCAATTACAGCGTAGATTCGTTACAGCGCTACTTAATGGTAAGAATCAAACCGAGGCATATCGAAAGGCTGGCGGTAAGGCAAAGACTGATGATACAGCCAGATCATGCGCATCTGAAATCCTAACAAATCCTAACGTTCAAGCCTTCCTCCAGTCCGTCCAGTACGAAACAGTTAACGAAGCCATCATGACCTACACCGAAGCGATGGAGCGACTCACATTGATGGGGCGCACGACAATTCATGACATCGCTACGTTTGGCAATTATCAGATTGGTGAGGACGAGGAAGGGCAACCGGTATTTCAGGCGTCGTGGAAGTTTAAGGACTCCAAGAATATTAAGCCCGAACACCTGGCCGCTGTCGCTGAATTATCCACTGGCAAGGATGGGCTGAAAATTAAGCTGCATGATCCGAAAGCTGCTATCAAGCAACTGGCTGAAATGCGCGGGTGGGAAGCACCGAAGAAAACAGAATTGACAGGCCCGAACGGTGGAGCAATTCAAACTGTGAATATGACCCCAGACGAAGCCGCCGAAGCCTACCGTAAAATGATGGGCTGATTATAGTAAACATCCAGAAATAGCCCGTTAGATTGATAAATTCTCTATGCAAAATAGAGGGTGTTTTATGCATGTTTTATGCACCCAATTATCTAACTCCTTGGCACGTTAACCCTGACAAATAAGCCTCTCACGCTGCTTGTTCGATGAGCGCTGTGTGCTCGGTGCGGTTAACAGTCATTATGTTAAAAAGCCCTAAAATTCACTCATTTATCGAGTAAAATCCAAATGCCTATTCCGTTCCCTTTTGACTTTAAGAACCCGGATTACATGCAGGTTTTTGAGTGGCGAATGGAGCGATTGCAGCGCATTCGTCAGCAGCCTGAATTACTGCCGGTCATGAAAGCGTTTTATAAAGACAATCCCGCTCAGTTCATTATTGATTGGGGCATGACGGTTGACCCGCGCAACGTTGAGCGTGGATTGCCTGCCCGTATCCCATTCCTCTTATTCCCAAAGCAGGAAGAGTGGATTGGGTGGTTTGTCGAGCGCTGGCGTAATGCTGAACCGGGTATTACCGAGAAAACCCGTGATATGGGGATGTCATGGTTGACGGTTGGCATGGCCTCCTCGCTTTGTCTGTTCAATCGTGGCGTGTTTGCCGGGTTCGGCTCTCGCAAAGAAGAGTATGTTGATAAAATTGGCTCGCCTAAGTCGCTATTTGATAAGGCGCGTAATTTCATCTCGCTGCTACCCACTGAGTTTCGTGGTGGCTGGAGCCTAAAGCAGCATGCACCGCACATGCGTATCTTATTCCCAGAAACTGAATCGGCCATGACCGGTGAGGCAGGGGACGGAATAGGGCGCGGTGACCGCACCAGCTTTTACATAGTCGATGAGTCAGCGTTCTTGGAGCGGCCTTATCTGGTCGATGCGTCCCTGTCTGCGACGACTAACTGTAGGCAGGATGTATCAACGCCAAATGGTATGGCTAACTCATTCGCTGAACGGCGGCACAGCGGCAAGATTAAAGTATTCACCTTTCATTGGCGTGATGACCCGCGCAAAGATGATGCCTGGTATCAAAAGCAGGTTGAGAATCTCGACCCCGTTACCGTGGCGCAGGAAATTGATATCAACTACAGCGCCTCTGTTGAGGGCGTATTGATTCCATCCGCATGGGTACAGGCAGCAATAAACGCTCATGAGGTCTTGGGTATTGTACCAACTGGCCAGCGCTTAGGTGCTCTCGATATCGCCGACGAAGGTAAGGACACCAATTCCTTCGCGGGTCGTCATGGCTTCTTACTTGAAAGCATCGAGGAGTGGTCAGGCAAAGGTGATGATATTTTCGGTACCGTACAGAAAGCCTTTGATATTTGCGATACACAAAACCTCGAAACTTTCCGCTTTGATACTGATGGATTGGGAGCTGGTGCTCGGGGTGATGCTCGGGTTATCAACGAGCAACGCGAAGAACAACGCAGACGGCATATCGTCGCTACGCCGTTCCGTGGTAGCGGTGGCGTAACAGACCCAGATGATGAGGCGGTCCCCGGCGATAACGGACAGCAAGGGCGGCTTAACAAAGATTTCTTTGCGAACGCCAAAGCGCAAGGCTGGTGGAGTTTGCGTACCCGGTTCCAGAAAACGTACCGAGCGGTTAAAGAGAATATGGAGTTCAATCCTGATGACATTATCTCTATCCCGAAAAACCTCAAAAACCTGACCAAATTAACTTCTGAATTATCGCAACCTACCTACTCAGTTAATGGCGTAGGGAAAATTGTGGTGGATAAAAAACCTGACGGCACCAAGTCACCTAACCTGGCAGATTCGGCGATGATCTTATATGCGCCAATGGAAGTCACTGTGATGGATGTTTGGGCTGCGATAGGTAAACAATCTTAGATCGACAATGTTCTGTGAGGAAATATGGCCCGTAAGAATCGCCGAAACGGCGCGAGTAAGCCCGTTAGGACTACTGACGGGTACAATAATTTTACTGCAAAGATTGGTGCTCAAACGCAAAACATCCAGTCAGCGGGAACCTATGTTCCTGGATACATCACTCGCAATAGAGTGATACTGGAATTTGCTTACCGCTCATCATTTCTGGTTGGGGCCGCAGTTGATGCTATTGCTGATGATATGACCCGAAAGGGGATCAATATCAACTCAAAACTCCAGCCGGGACAGAAAGGGAAAGTCGAAAATTTTTGGGATTCAGCCGCTATTTGGGATGGGTTGAACGACACAATCAAATGGTCTCGGCTCTATGGCGGCGCGTTCTTGGTGGTAATGATTGACGGTCAAGACATGTCAACGCTGCTGAATTTGGACACCATCACTAAAGATCAGTTTAAGGGTGTGATGTGCCTTGACCGCTGGATGGTCAAGCCGACATATAACGATTTGGTAAAAGAGTATGGGCCTCACTTCGGCAAGCCACGGTTTTATAAAACAGTCACAAGTCAGCAGGGAATACCCAACTGGAAGATTCATTATTCCCGCATCATTCGGATGGAGGGCGACACACTACCATTCCAGCAGTCCATAACAGAGAACGGGTGGGGAATGTCGGTTATTGAGCGCATCTTCGAACGTATCCAGGCGTTTGATACCGCTACAGCAGGCACTACGCAACTCATCCATAAAGCACACTTACGCACATACAGTATTGATGGGTTAAGAAAGGCGCTGGCGGCGGGTGGTGACCTTGAAAAAGCGATAATGATACACCTAGATAAGATCCGCGAATTTCAGACCATCGAGGGCATGACCATCATGGATGCTAGCGATAAGTTTGAAACGCACAGTTACTCATTCGCAGGTATTGCCGACGTCATTCTTCGTTTTGCTGAGCAAGTTTCTGGCGCAACGGGTATCCCATTAGTTCGCTTATTTGGTCAATCGCCATCGGGATTTAGTACTGGTGATGGTGATCTAGAAAACTACTACAGCCGGATTAACTCACTTCAGGAGCGACGGTTACGGCGTCATATTCGCTGGTTGTTGGATATCACCTGGCGCTCTCAATTTGGTGAGCCATTACCAGATGATTTCTCATTCGAGTTCAACAAACTATGGGAAATGTCGGACACTGACCGCGCAACCATGGCAAGCAATGTTACTACTGCTCTGGCTACAGCAGTGCGTGATGTTGGCATGTCACCTTCAGCCGCTTTGAGTGACCTTCGCAACCTGTCAGATGTGATCGGCATCGGTGGCTCAATAACAGATGAGGACATCGAGAATGCGCAGAAAGAGTGGTCGGAGGATGAACCTGAAACCAGCGCTCCACCGGCGTTCGGAAATCCTCTACAACAAAAGCCTACTGGGGATAGTCAGCCAGATAAACCAGATAGTAACTGGTTATTACGATGGTTCCCAGGCAAGCGCTGACTCGGTTGCCTCTCATCTTATCGACTACTCTCAGGTTATTGATGATTGGGCCGCTCTGGCAGCCCAAAAGATGTTTTTGCAAGTTGAGCGTGAAGAGTGGCAGCAGTGGCGATCTGTATCGCAACAGATTTCAGAAGGTTTGCGTGATGTGGTGGGAAACACCCCTATAGGTCATGTGACACAAGATATTGTCTATCGGCAAATCCAGTTGATGAAATCACTTCCGCTGGAAGCTGCCGACCGGGTAAAAGATATTCAGGATCGCGCCATTCAGGCAATGATTAATGGTGAGCGGCCAGACGAACTGTACGAGATGATCATGCAGTCCGGCGACGTTGCTGCAAGCCGTGCGCGTCTTATAGCACGTACCGAGATAGGACGGGCAACAGGTGCTCTCACACAGGCTCGCGCTCTTGCTGTTGGTTCTGAGGGGTATTGGTGGCGTATTGAAGGTTCGGGGACAAGGAAGTCTCACCGAAAAATGAAAGATAAGTTTGTTCTCTGGGCTAATCCACCCACTCTTGACGGCATGACGGGGCATGCAGGGTGCTTGCCTAACTGTAAATGTCATCCAGAGGTGCAGGTACCCGCTCCGAGAAAATGAGGAAAATACGGCTTACGGTATCGAATTTAATTCAACACCCATTAGCCCGATTTGTTATCAAAATGTTATCGGTGAGATATCCCCATTTTTCGGTAATTGATACCAAGTTTTGGCCCTCTCAACGTGCTAATTGAGTGAGAGGTGTTCCACCGGTGCGCTTAAGGGTCTTTATGTTAAAAAGTCACTAAATCAGCACAATTATCTTTTTCTGAATGGTCGCTTAGGCGGCTTTTTTTATGCCCGTAATTTAGCAGGTAACACATGAGATATTTCTACACTGCCAAACTGGGTGATACACGGTTTCTTCAGGCTGACGGCTCACTGTTATGCAAAGACGTAGCTATTGCGCGAACAGGCACACAAAGGTACCGACCGGAAGAGGTTGATCTTATTCCGGGGCCGGATGGTTCGGTTTTGGTGTATCGCACTGAAGATGAAGTGTTTGCGCCGGAAACGATAGCCAGCTTTGAAGGTGTCGCAGTAACACTGGGGCATCCAGAGGACGACGAGGGCAATATCGTTTTCGTTAACCCTTCCAACTTCTCTGAACTGGCCCACGGACACATTCAGAACGTACGCAGAGGTACTGGTGATAAATCAGACCTGCTGCTGGCTGACGTGCTGATCAAGCGTCAGGAGGCCATTGATGCCGTTAATTCAGGGCTGACCGATGTCAGTTGTGGCTATGACGCGCTGTATGAACAAATCGCCCCTGGCAAGGGCAATCAATACCAAATCACAGGAAACCACCTAGCTGCTGGCATTCCACGCGGTCGGGCTGGTGTCCGTTGTGCTATCGGGGATTCAGCCCCAAACATCAAAAAGGAGAAGCCTGCAATGTCATGGCTTAAGAATCTGGCGAAAGCCATTAAAACCAAAGATGAAGCTGCGTTACAACAGCTTATCGACGAAGCGCCGGATATGCCTTCTGATGGCATGAATTCAATCCCCGGTCACACCATTAACATTAACGTACCGTCACAGGCTACAGCACTGCCCGTAACAGAACGCACCACTACGGACAACGCACTCGAACCCGAGAACAAAACGACTGATGAAGATGTTCCCGCATGGGCGCAGGCTTTAATTGCACGTATTGCTGCGCTGGAAGGGAAAACCACGGATTCAGAACCCGATCCTGACGTGTTAACGACTGATGAAGATAAGGAAGAGGACGCGAAAGTCACGGCTGATGCTGCCTATCGCCGAAATATCATCTCTGATGCTGAAATTATTTGTCCGGGATTCAAACCAACCGGTGATAAAGGATTGAAACGTCAGGTACTGAACAACGCGATCCGCACGGGTGATAGCGCCTACTTGAAATCGGTTGGCATTCAGGATTACGCCAAGGTACCGAAAGCCACTGTAGATGCAGTTTTCAATGGCGCAGCAGCGTTGAATAAAGCTAAAAACCAAATCACTCCACAGTCACTCCACACGGTAGATGGTGCGGTTAATACAAAACACACCTCTCCGGCAGAGTTGAATAAAATCTACGCTGCTCACTGGGCCAAAAACAAATAAGGTAATAAACATGTCTGGAAATGCTTATACATACCGGATGCCTATGGGCATTGCCGGGGCAGTCACTCGTCCTCGTGAATCGACCATCGAGCCGGTAACGCTGAATAACCAAAAGGTGTTCAGCGGCTACGGGTTATCAGGTAAATACGTGGACGATAAATTTGTCCCGCTTGAAAGTGGTGACATTATTGATCTGGTGAAAGGTATTTTTATTCGCCCCTTCCCGATCACCTCTCAAGCTGACCTTGCGTATCTCAAAGTTAACGCAAACCCAGTCGGCGATAATCTGAAGCGTGGTTATGTCTGCGTGAAGATCACTGCGGGTAACGCTACTACCGCCAAAAAAGGCGCGCCAATTTACGTGCGTGTTGCCGGTGGTACCACACAAAGCCCGGTTGGTTCTTTTGTTCTTGTTCGGGATGCAACCGCCACAAACACACCTCGACTGACTACCGCAGAGGCAATGGGTCCGGGTGATGCTGATGGTCGTCTTGAAATCGCCTTCAATATTTGAGGAATAATTAATGTTTACAATTGACCGAGCTACTATCGATTCATCCGGTGCGTTCCTGATTGGCGAACTGGAACGCATGGATCAAACACTGAACATGCCATTGACCTCTGTGAAGTGGTCGCGTGACATGCCTTTACGCAGTGATATCTCTATCGCTGATGAAGTTTCATCTTTCACTAACACCGACTTTGCTAGCGTGGGTGGGCCAAATCCGACCGGTAAAAACTGGCTGGGGAAAAACTCAACCGCTATTCCGGGCATGAATCTTGACATCACCCCAACACGTAACAACTTGACCCCATGGGGGCAAGAGGTGAGTTGGACTGTTTTGGAACTCGCCTCAGCGCAACAGGTTGGGCGTCCAGTCGATACGCAGAAGTATGAAGGCATGCGTCTTAAATGGAACATGGACACTGATGAGCAGGTTTACATCGGTGATGCAGAACTCGGCGTTCCGGGGTTGTTAAACCTTCCATCCATCGCTGCTATTTCTGCTGCTGCGCCCTGGACTGCAACGACCGATCCGGATGTGATTGTTCATGATATTAACCTGGCACTTATTGACGGATGGGTGCGGTCTGGTTATGCGGTATGCCCGGGCAAGTTGGGTATGGCCCCGGCATTATTCGGACTACTGGCAAGTAAAAAGGTTTCTTCCGCAGGGAATATGTCTGTTCTTGAATATGTGAAAATCAACACCATCGCATTCCAAGAAAACGGCGTTCCACTGGAAATTGTCTCCATGAAATTTGCCAATGGCCGTGGCGCTGGTGGTGCTAACCGTATTGTTGCGTACACACAAGACGAGAAATATATTCGTTTCCCAATGGTTCCACTGCTGAGCACCCCACTTGAGTATCGTGGTATGCAACAGCTTACTGTGTACTACGGCAAACTGGGGCAAGTTGAAACCCCATATTCGAACACCATCGCTTACCTGGATGTCCCAGCAGCTTGATTTGTGGCGGGGAAACCCGCCTTTCATGGAGTATTGAAATGAAATATATCGTATCGGGTCATTCGGTTCTTAACCTTGCTGATGGTTCTAATTACACATTAACCCCCGGCATCCACGATGGCTTTTCTGACGAGGTGAAAAAACACTGGGCATTTAGCGCCTATGCCAAACCGCTCGATGAATCCGACCTTGCTAAAGAGGTAGAAAACCTCGATCTGGTTGCGCGAGTCAAATTGCTTGACGAAGAAATCACCAGTCTGAAAGCACAGGTGGCAGAAAAGGACGAAGAAATCACCAGTCTGAAAGCACAGGTGTTAAGCCTAACCGCTGAATCAGCCAGTGAATCGACATCTGGCGAGACTGACGAGCAGCCAGCAGAAGCCGAGAAGGTATCCGCAAATGCCAAGAAACAGTCTACTTCCAACAAGTGATCAGTTCCGCGAAAGCTTCCCTGAGTTTACCGATACAACCCGTTACCCCAACACCTCAATAAACTTTTACCTCAGCATGGCTGATGACCTTCTGGATCAAGATAGGTTTGGGGATAAGTTTGTTTATCTGGCTGAGTTAATGACGGCGCATTACGTTGAATTACGAGGTAAGCGCACAGCATCAGCAGCACTGGGGGGCGTAAATACCTCCGGTGGTGGTGTGGCGACATCCAAGTCGGTTGATAAGGTCAGCGTCAGCTATGACGTCTCAGGCATCATTAATCCTGACGCCGGTTTTTGGAATAACACCGATTACGGCCGTGAGTTTTTCTGGTGGTGGTCGATGTTTGGTGCGGGTGGAAGGCAAATCCTATGAAAAGCGGGTTGAAGGTCAGAAAGGACAATGCCGAGTCTGTTTTGTCCTCTCTACGCGCCCTTTCAAAAATGGATGTGCTGGTGGGAATTCCAGAGGCCAATGCGACGCGCAAGGAAGGGGAAACCCTGAACAACGCAGAAATTGGCTATCTGCAATCCACTGGGGCCACGATACAGATTGGCGGTCAGACCGTCACACTAGAGCCTCGCCCGTTCTTGGATATGGGCATTGAAGATTCACAGGAGATCACTACCGGACACCTGAAAGCCGCCGCAGAGTTGGCACTTGAGGGTAAGCAGGATGCGGCTAAGCGTGAATTGGAAAAGGCGGGAATGGTTGCCCGGGATGCGGCGAAAAAGGTGATCGGAGACGGTGATAGACTGCATCCACTATCAGAAAAAACACTCGAAAATAGACGGGCGCAGGGTATCCCTGGTGAAAAGCCGCTTTACGCTCACGGGTTCCTTTTACGCTCAATTACCTATGTCGTAAGGAGTAAGTAATGCCATTTCTTGATGTGACAGAGGTGCTTCTTGATCCTGATTTCGTGGACACCACGCTGGTATGTCACCGGCAACTGCAAACGGTTGATGATGATGGGTTCACGAAAAATACACCACAGGACACCCCTTTTAGTGGTGTTGTGACGGTTGACCGGTCACTGGAAGCCAAGCGCATGCAGGCGGGGCAGAACATTAACGGGGCCATTCTCATTGTGACTCAGTTCCGGCTTACCCAAGGGCAACCAGGGCTTGATGCTGACGTGGTTACATACCGAGGCAGAAAATACCGAGTGACCTTTGTCGATCCCTATACCGCTTATGGTGCTGGGTTTGTCCAATCCCACTGCGAGTTGATGGACTTTGACGGAGGAACGCCGATTGAGTAACGACAGCACAACGGCGGGCTACCTGACACCGACAGGGCCGCCGCCTCTCTACGATGAGGAACTGGAGCGGGAAATCAGTAGGTGGATCAGGGCGGTCTCTGGATTACCGGCCAAGATGGTTTTTCCCCGCATGACTGATCCACAAACGCAGATACCCCAAAACGGAACCACCTGGTGTGGCTTTAGCATATCGGACTTTAATCAGGACGCTTACCCCGCCCTTATTGCGGGGGAGGAAAGCAGCCAGCAATGGGATCATGAAAGCCTAAATATTTTATGTTGTTTTTATGGTCCAGCCGGGCAGCAAACAGCTACACGCTTTCGTGCCGGGATATTCATCTCACAAAACAATGATGAGCTAAAGCGCCTCGGCCTCACGCTCTGGCAATGCGGGAAAATGTATAACGTCCCCGAACTCATTAATAACCAGTGGGTACGGCGGTACGACATCACCGTAATCCTGCGCCGCAAAGTAATACGCGAGTACGGCATTAAATCGCTGACCTCCGCCCCCGTTAAATTCTTCGGAGAATAACCATGTCGCAGGGATTACCTGTTTCTAACATCGTCAATGTGACGGTGAATATGGCTGTGCGTGCTGCCATGGCGCGGAACTTTGGTTCCCTGCTAGTGGTTGGCCCGTCGCCTGTTATCGATGCTCACGAACGTCTGCGCAGCTATTCAAGCGCGACAGATATCGCATCTGACTTTGGTCTGGATGCGCCCGAGTATAAAGCCGCTAATTTGTATTATCAGCAATCCCCACAACCGATTGATTCCTATGTCGGCCGATGGGTGAAAGAGGATGCAGCCGGACTGTTGCGGGGGGCGATTTTGAACCCAACTCAGCAGCTTATGGCTAACTTTACCGCCGTGGTAGATGGTTCGATGAAAATCACGGTAGATGGCACGGTCAAGACAGTAACCGGTGTTGACTTGTCAGCGGAAACAAATCTGAACGGTGTTGCCGCGCGCGTGGCTGACAAACTCACCACTGCAACCGTTATCTGGAATGGTTCTCGCTTCATCATCACATCAAAAACCACGGGTGCAGCATCGGCGGTTGGTTATGGTTCTGCCAATACCACCGGTACCGATATTTCTGTACTGATGGGATTGATTGAGAGCGCCGGTGCGCTGCCGGTTCAAGGTCTGGCGAGTGAAACTATTCAGGCATGCATTTATAAATTGGCTGACATGTCTACCCGCTGGTATGGGCTGGTTATTGCCGACCCATCATTAAGCGATGCAGACGTGATCAGTATTGCCTCGTTTATCCAGAGTGATGATGTTTCGCGAGTTTACGGACACACCACGCAGGTAACCTCTGCCCTTGATGCGGATATTGATACGGATATCGCCAGCAAACTGAAAGCGGCTAAATATGCCCGTACCCTGGTGCAGTATTCCAGTGCCAGCCCGTATGCCGCCGCCTCTATTTTTGGTCGTGCGTTTACCGTGAACTTTAACGGTAATAACACCACTATCACGCTGAAATTTAAACAGCAGCCGGGCATTACCGCTGAATCACTTTCCCAGTCGCAAGCCAGTGCGCTGAAAGCGAAGAATTGCAATGTGTTCGTCAATTACGACAACGACACGGCGATTATTCAGGAAGGTGTGATGTGCAATGGCGATTTTTTTGATGAGCGCCACGGCCTCGACTGGTTGCAGAACTACGTACAGAACAACCTCTACAATCTGCTATTTACCAGCACTACCAAAATTCCACAGACAGATGCCGGTGTGACTCGCTTGCTGACCAATGTAGAGAAATCACTGGATCAGTCGGTCACTAACGGGCTGGTGGCTCCGGGTGTATGGGGTGGTGATAGTTTTGGTGTACTGGAAACCGGCGACACGCTGACCAAGGGCTATTACGTGTACGCACCGCCAGTGGCATCACAGGCGCAGGCCGACCGTGAAGGGCGTAAAGCGCCGGTGATGCAGTCCGCAATCAAGATGGCCGGTGCTGTTCATTACGCCGATGTCATCATCAATGTTAACCGCTAAGGAGCTGATGAATGTCTACTTATAGCTTTATGGACGTTACCGCCTCTATTACTGGTGTAGGCGGTTCATTCGATCTGGGTTATGGCGCCGCCGTCGCCGAAGAGGGGATCACGACCTCAATGATCGAGAATAAAAACACCATGACCATTGGTGCAGACGGTGAGGGTATGCACAGTCTACATGCGGGGAAAGGTGGCACGGTAACGGTAAACCTGCTGAAAAACAGCCCGGTTAATCGCAAGTTATCAGCCATGTATAACGCGCAATCTCAGTCGAGTGCGACGTGGGGTAATAACATTATTTTTATCCGAAATACCGCCAGCGGTGATGAGTTCGCGGCGCGTGGCTGTGCATTCCAAAAGCAGCCGGATTTCAATAACGCCAAAGACGGCGCACTGGTGCCGTGGGTTTTTGACTGCATCAAGGTTGACCAACTGCTGGGTACTTTTTAAGGAGTAATTAATGGAATTCACGATTAAAGGTATCGAGTACCGCTCTAAGAAACTCGACGTATTCGCGCAATTGAAAGTGTCCCGTAAGTTGCTGCCTTTGCTGGCGGGCATCCTCAAAGACCTGCGAAGCGGTACCGTGACGATTGAAGCGGCGTTACCCAGTATCGCCCAGTCACTCTCTGACATCAGCGACGAGGACTGCAACGCCATTATTCACCCCTGCCTGGCGATAGTGACACGCAAGCACGGCAAAGCCTATAACCCGATCTTTACTGGCGGCGAACTGATGTTTGATGACATTGATCTGATGGCAATGCTGCAAATTGTTGGTCGGGTGGTAGGCGACTCCATGGGAAATTTTTTGCGCGAACTCCAAGAGAGCGAAACGGTGGAGCCGCCAGTGGCTTAATGCTGGATACGTTGCCGGGTGGTGAGGATTTTATCTTGCGCCCGGTAAAGCATCAGCTCACGACCATGGGGGAAATCAAAAGCGGGAATATCGACTTACTCGATATTGCATTGTTGAATGATTACCTCGATCTAGAAGCTGAGAACCAGGCGAAAATAGACAAGTGGAGATCCGATAAATGAGTAACGCTGAAACCATTAAGGATTTCCTGGTCAGTCTTGGCTTTGAACTGGATGAGGCGGGGGAGAAGAAATTCTCCGCTGTGGTCGCTGGCGTCACGGCCAATGTGCTGAAAATGGGTGCGGTGGTCGAAGGGGCTGCGCTGGCCGTTGTTGGCTTTACGACCAAAATTGCCAGTGGGTTGGATAAGGTTTACTTCGCTTCTCAGCGTACTGGTGCATCGGTGGCGGGCATCAAGGCGCTGGGTTATGCCGCCTCGCAACTGGGTGTAGATGCTGCCTCTGCGCAAGGTTCACTGGAAAGCCTCGCCAGATTTATTCGCAACAGTCCGGGTGCTGAGGGTTTCCTTAATCGGCTTGGCATTCAGACTCGCAACGCGAACGGCAGTATGCGCGACACATCAGCCATTTTTACCGGACTCCGTGCAAAACTGAGCAGCATGCCGTATTACCGCGCGAATCAGTACGCACAGATGCTGGGTATTGATGAAAATACGCTAATGGCAATGCGTAAGGGGCTGGGGGGCTTTACTGCTGATTACCGTAGCATGTTGAAAGTTACTGGATTCGATTCTGATAAGGCCGCAGTTCAGTCCAATAAATTCATGACATCCATGAGGGGATTAACATCTCTGTTTGGCATGGCCCGTGACAAGATTGGCGCTGATCTGGCGGGTGGGCTAAGTGGCTCAATCGACACTCTCCGTAAGCGCATCATGGATAATTTCCCAAAAATTGAGGAAATGATCACCCGTGTTATCAAAACGATACTCTGGCTATCTGAGGCGTTTGGCCGGATGGCGTACCGGGCATATCAGGCTGTTGATCAGATAATCCAGTGGTGGAAAGGACTGGACATTGAATCTAAGAAATTGCTTGGCACACTTGGTGCTATTCTCGTCGCATGGCGCATGCTAAACAGCGCATTCCTGATGTCCCCTATTGGGCTGATTACAATGCTCGTCATTGCTCTTGGGCTGCTGTATGACGATTACAAAACGTGGAAAGAGGGCGGCAATAGCCTTATCGACTGGAGTGAGTGGGAACCCAGCATTAAAAAACTACAGGAAGCAATTCTGTGGATCAGGGACAAACTCATTGAGTTGAAAGATGCTGTGGGCGGCTGGAAAAATGTGCTTATTGGTATTGGCATCTTTATGGGCGGTACATGGCTCAAGGCGATGATGGGGCCACTGGGTACCGTAGTCGCAGCGCTTAAGGGATTTCCTGCTATTTTTACCGCTGCAATGACGGCATCTGGTCTCTACGTCATTATTGCCTCGATTAATGAAGCCTACCAAAGAATGCTGGCCTTACGTGATGGACGAACTTACGACGCTATAGCCAGCCACTCGGAAGAAATGACGGAGCTAGAGAGGTTGAAGCGTCGTAACTGGGCTGTAAACAATCCGGGCATTCCTTACCCAGAGCCTGAGCAATATGCGCAGTCAGTCAAACCGCCAACAGCTTCGACGTCAGGCGCGGCTCTCTTGGGTTGGTTGCAACCCACTCTCACAAAACTGGAGGCATTAAATAACCTGCCTGCGGGTTTATTGCGCAGTGTGGCAATTACGGAGTCCAGTGGTAACCAGTTTGCGGTAGGTCCAAAAACCAAGTACGGGCAAGCAAAAGGGCTTTTCCAATTGATGGACCCGACAGCAAGGGATATGGGGTTAAAAGATGGCGAAGAGTTTGACCCTGAAAAGTCAGCCGCCGCAGCCGCCAAATATCTTGGCATGTTGTTAAAAATGAACGGCGGCGATCTGGATAAAACACTAGCCTCTTACAACTGGGGGATCGGCAATGTTCAGAAACATGGTTTAGACCTGATGCCAACGGAAACCCGCAACTACATTCCCAAAGTGCGCAGTAATATGCCGGGTGGTGGATTGCAGCAGGAGACGAATATTCATATTCACGGAGTATCCGACCCTCGCGAAGCGGCAAGGCTCACCGTAGAACGTCAGAAAGGTGTGAACTCACAGTTAACCCAACAACTCCAGAGGGTGCCAGGATAATGGATATTCTTTCTGCTATTTTCCGGCAGCAGTCTCGACGGATAGGAATTATTATCCCGTCAGTGGTTGTGTCGGAGAAACACTCTGATGCTCTGGAAATTACGGAGCATCCTGTCGAACGTCCAACGACTAATAGCGCGTCTGGTTTTATTGCCGATCATGCGTATAAGCGTCCTAGTGAAGTCACAATGGAACTGGGCTTTGCGGGGGGCGGTTCGTTACTGGATTTCGTGGATACATCAACCATCGGATTGAGCCTGGGTAAAAGCCCGAGAGAGATCTATCAGGACATCCTCGATTTACAGTCTAGCAGGAAGCCATTCGACGTTATTACCGGTAAGCGGAAATACAGTAATATGCTTATTCGCGCTATTGAGGTGACGACCGATAAAACCAGTGAAAACGTGTTGATGTGTGTTCTTACCCTGCGTGAAGTCATTATGTCTCAAACCGAATCGGTACAGGTAGCTGATAAATCGGATATGAAAGATGGCGTCAGTACGTCAGGCATCCAGAACTCAGGAACGAAATCCACTACACCGGTCAATGATTCAATCATTAAATCAACCGGTTGGTTTGATGGACTCAAAGGAACATCACTTGGAAACGCCATAGGTGTCAAATGAACATAACCGAGATCCCACTTACTCCGAATAATCAGCAGTTCCGCATTCAACTGGCAGGAGTGACTTACACCATCAAGATTGTTTGGCGGGATGCCGCTGGCTGGATAATGGACCTGATGGACAGCGGCGGCGAGGTACTCCTGTCCGGGGTACCTCTTGTTTCGGGCGTTGATTTGCTAGGACAATACCCAGATCTAGGTATCAGCGGTGCGATGGTTGTTGGCTGCGACAATGGTTCTCCTGAACACCCCACCAAAACCAATCTTGGCGGACGTAGCCACCTCATTTTCGTACAGGAGTAAACATGTCAACTAACTGGATGCGCCATTTCGAATTGCAGATTTTAGACCTGAATGGAAAGGGTATTTCGCTTTCTGATTTCAAGGTTACATTCCAGATCGAATGGGCGGACACGAAGTGGCCGCGCGTGGCGAATGTGAAGATTTACAATCTATCGACTGACACCACCAATAAAATACTCGGTCAAGAGTTCTCCAAAATACGCATTATCGCTGGTTATGATGGGATCGCGCCTGATGTGGATGCTAGTCAGGTGGGGAGGGTGCGGAATATTCCCGAAGGGCAAGAGGGACAAACTGATGACCAGAACTATGGTCTTATTTTTGACGGTGATATTCGCTTTACAGTGACAGGAAAAGATAACATCACTGATTCATGGGTACTCATTCAGGCTATTGGCGATCATGAGGCATTCCTTTTTGCACGCACTAAAACTACCATAGCGGCTGGGTATACAGTGGCTGATCTGCATAATGTAACGATGCAGGGTTTCAACGCGTTCGGCGTGACTAAGGGCATTACTGGTAGTATGCCAACAACTGTTTTCCCACGCGGTCGTGTACTTTATAACGCATCGCGTAACGTCATGGATAATATTGCCGCGCAGTGTAACGCAACATGGCAGTTGGTAGACGGGCAGGTGCAGATGGTTCCTGAAGATAAGTATATTCACGAAGCTATCGTATTGAGCGCTGATACCGGACTTGTCGGCATGCCACAGCAAACTATGGGTGCGGGGGTGAATGTACGTTGCTTGATTAACCCTAACATCCGTATCAATGGACTCATCCAACTGGATCAGGCGTCTGTGTACCGTACAACTATTGGCAACAACGAGGTTGCTCAGTCACCAAGCCGAATTTCGGAGATTGATGAAAACGGCAATCGTGTGTTAGATGGTACTACTTCACAAGCTGCGAGCATTGCGACGGATGGCGTTTATATCGTCAAAGCCATCGCTTATACTGGCGACACAAGAGGGCAGGAGTGGTACATGGATTTGATGTGCTTCGCGCGTGGCGATCGTGATCTTTATAGCTCGAAAGCTATACAAGGAACTACTAGCTAGTGAGGTGAGGTTGTGGGACATTTAGCAGGCGCTATTGCCGTGTTGGGTATGTTGTTATCCGCGCCAGTATTTGCAGATCAGCAATGCGGTGATTTTAAAATTCACTGGGCTGAAGATGGCTTAGCAAGAATAAATGGTGTAAGGCCTGAGACGCAAAAAATCACCTTCCTTAAAAATAAAGATGATTATAACAACATTAAAATGGATTGGCGCATGGCGACAGACCAACCGGGCCGCTGGGTCGGTATTGAATATATTAATCGAAATGGCAAGATCATCCTCAACGCTCAATGGCTTCAGGCGAACATGGATGCGCCGCGCCAGTATGCCACTTACGATTGTGTGAAGGTAAACTAGAAGCGATCGTTTAAACCCTAACTTCTGTTTCAGGGATAACCTGTTTGATATTATCGAGTAATTCTCTACTAACAGATGGAGATAGCTTAATTGTGAATAAGTCATTAGATATAACCTTTAACGGATCCTATATCAGTAAGTTAAGGGTCGCAGCATCACTGCTAAAGATTTGCTTTTTATTGGTATTTAATGAAAAAGCGATTCTGAGTTTAGAGGACTTTAATCCTAAATAATATTAACCCGCCACTGAGCGGGTTTTTTATGGAGTTTTTATGCCAATCCCTACCCAGTCCCAAATTGGCGGAGAGCAACAAGCTGCACAGGCAATTGCTGATTCTATCGCTACCCAGCTAAGAGTTGCTATGCCGGGGATTATTCAATCATTCAATGCTGACGCCGTAACCTGCACCGTTTTACCTGCCATCAAAGGTAATGACTCTGGAACATCTGGAGATAGGGAATCAGCAGACTTGCCGCTCCTGGTAGACGTCCCTGTAATATTCCCACGCGGCGGTGGCGTCACCATGACATTCCCCATTAAAGCAGGGGATGAGTGCTTATTGGTTTTTGGTGATCGGTGCATAGATTTCTGGTGGCAGAATGGCGGTGTGCAGGAACCAGTAGACTCCCGTCAGCATGATTTATCGGATGCGTTCGCCATCATTGGCCCCCAATCACAGGCAAAGAAAATTAGCGGCATCAGTACCAGCGCCGCGCAGTTCCGTAGTGACGATGGCTCAACCTACTTTGAAATAAATCCGACGACCAAGAAAATTAAAATCGTGGCACCTGGCGGCCTTGAGGTGGTGACGCCTAAGGCTGAATTCTCCGCTGGGGTTCTGGTTAATGGGTTGTTCACGTTCCTTGGCGGGCTAGTGGGGAGTGCGGCGGCGGGTGTTTCTGCGAAAATCACTGGCGCTATCGAGTTTGTCGGCACCCTTACCTCTAACGGCAAGACGATTGACGATACTCACACCCACAAAGACGTGCAGCCAGGCACCGGCAGCTCGGGCAAGGTAAATTGATATGCGCTATCGCAGAGAGGACGAGAACGGCGATTACACATTCGGTCAGGGTGATAACACCTTCCTTATTAACTCACCGGAGGCGGTCGCTCAGGCGGTAAAAACCCGCTTTGAATTATGGCGCGGTCAGTGGTTTTTAGATTTAACTGAGGGTACACCTTATATCCAGTCGGCACTCGGTAAGCAACGGTCTGATGTTTATATCCTGTCTATCCGTGAGCGTATTCTTGATACACAGGGCGTTAGCGCAATTCTGGAATTTGAAGCCAGCTATACCGGCGAAAATCGTCGCGTCACTTTCACCGCAACAATAGACACTATTTACGGCACCACCACCGTTACCAGCGAGGCATAAATGTTAAACCTTGATACGTTAGGGCTGAATGTAATTGTCAGCGCTACGGGGATAACTGCGCCCGATTTTGAGACTATCCGCAGCACCCTTGTCAGTTATTTCCAAGAGATTTACGGCGGTGATAGCTATCTCGATGCGGACAGTAAAGACGGGCAGATGGTCACTCTGTATGCGCTGGGAATTCACGATGCTAACAATAGTGCCATTGCGGTATATAACTCGTTTTCTCCGGCAACCGCAGTCGGCAATGGGCTTTCCAGTAATGTAAAAATTAACGGTATTAAGCGGGACAAGGAGACCAATTCAACTGTTGATATGCTGATCACCGGTAATGTCGGGTTAGAGATTACCAACGGCGCAGCGCGTGATGCTGATGGTGTTCGGTGGGATTTACCGGGCAGCGTGATTATTGGTCTAGATGGCACGGCAACTGCCACGGCGATTTGCTCGGTACCGGGCGCAATTGTTGCACTGTCCAATACTGTAAAAGAGATAGCGACACCGACGCGAGGCTGGTTAACCGTCAATAACCCAACAGGAGCTACTTTGGGTAAGCCGGTAGAAGTAGATGCGGAGTTGCGTGTCAGGCAGGCAGTATCAGTGGCGCTACCGTCGCGTACGGTGCTGGATGGTATCTTAGGGGCTATCGCGGGCATCAGTGGCGTTGAGCGGTATCGCGGCTATGAGAACGACACTAGCATTACCGATGGCAATGGAATACCGAGCCATTCGATCTCTATCGTAGTTGATGGCGGTGATGCGACAGAGATCGCCCAATCCATTGCATTGAAAAAAGGCCCAGGCTCGGGGACATATGGCACCACCACGATCCCGATTACGGATAAGTATGGGATTGTTCACCCGATTAATTTCTTCCGCAAGGGTACCGTACAGATTTATGTCAGATTAGAAATTAAGGCGCTACAGGGCTATACCTCATCAATCGGTACCGCTATTAAAAACTCAATAGCGGAATATATTAATGAAATAGAAATTGGCGAGCCGGTACGTATTAAACGGCTTGATCTACCTGCGCAATTAAATGGCAGCATTGAACGGCTGACTTACGATATTACTTTATTGGAAATCGGCATTTCTCCTGTGGCGCTATCTGAAAACAATATCGAGATAGCATTTAACAACGCAGCAGCTTGTGTGCCGGAGAATATAACCTTAGTGGTGACCTAATGAGTGAGACTAAATATCAACGTCTCATCACGCCATATCACAAAAAGAAGCCTAAGTTTTACGATCATATATCCCTAATCACCGCACCGTTCCTCGGTATCCAGCAGACGACAAATCAACTCACAAACGACTTTGACCTCGATAGCTCAATAGGCAATCAAGAGGATGCGGTCGGGCTATGGGTAGGTATTGGGCGAAACATCAGAACGCCAATCACCGATGTGTATTTCTCACTAGATACCGAGGGGCTGGGTTTTGATCTGGGAAGCTGGAAAGGACCGTATGACTCGTTAACAGGCTTTACTCGATTGGACGATGAGACCTACCGCACGATACTTCGGGCAAAGATACAGGCCAATCACTGGGACGGTACAGTCGAAACCCTCAGCGATATTTATCAAAGTATTTTCCCTGACGGGCGCACCAAGATATTCGCCGTCGATAACTTCGACATGACCATGACTATTTACATTGCCGGTGAGCAAATCTCATCAGTGATGCGAGCGGTCATTGCTCAGGGATATTTAGACGTTAAACCGGCAGGTGTCGGCGTTACAAATTACATCATTTCAACTGAGGCCGGTGCGTTATTCGGCTTCGATTTAGATAACGAATATTCCCGAGGGTTCGATCGTGCATCCTGGGGTTCACCATTAAGGGCAACAAATGGCTAATGAAATTCTACCGTTCGGGTTAGGTGCTGAGTCTAATGTAATGACGCAGGCAGGATATGAGGCGTTAGCCGCGCGTTCTAGCGGGTTCTCGTCAGGTGTGGCGAAGTCTGAGCAACTCAATAAAGTTTGGCGTCAATCATCGTTCGTGGCATCAGTTTTGGCCGACTTCATTGCTAAACAGTCAGGCAATAATGTGCTTGATGATGGAAATGTGGCAGTGCTGCTGGCTAATTTGGAATTGGCAATTAAGACGTATGCTGGTAGTAACTTACCGGATGCCTCATTAACTCAAAAAGGTATTGTTCAATTAAGTAACGCAACCAACAGTACCAGCGAAGTACTCGCCGCGACCCCTAAGGCTGTTAGAGCGGTTGATATTGCGGCGTTAAAGATTGCTAATAACCTTTCTGAAATTAAAGCTGCTGGCCCGAGTGCTGTTGCACAGACTCTCTCCAACCTTGGTTTAGGCGACGTTCAGACAATGGGAGGAAGAATGGTTTCCTTCCTAACAGCGGGGACATTCACGTTCACCGTCCCCGCCGGAGTAACGCGCATTCGTGCTCGCGTTGTCGGCGGCGGCGGCGGCGCTGGTGCGGGAACCGATTCGTCGATATCGGGCGGTGGTGGTGGCGGCGGCGGTTATTCTGAATCATGGATAACGGTTACCCCTGGGGGAGTGCTCGACATTGTTGTTGGTTCTAGGGGTAGTGGTGGGCGTTATTCTGGGGCGAGTGGCACTAATGGCGGTACGAGTAGTGTTTCTTATTTCTTATCCGCATCGGGCGGTGGTGGCGGTTGGGCTGGCGATGGTGGTAGTCGTAGAGGTGGCTATGGTGGCTATGGCACAGGTGGCTATGGTGAGAGGAGTCATTTTAATACTGCGGGGTCCGATGGCTTAAGCGGGGAAGGAGTTGATAGCCACCATCCCGGACCTATAGGGTGGGGTGGTGGTTCTGTACTAGGTGGCACGGGTAGTAGACAAGGTGAATATCCCGTGAGAGGAGTTGGCGTCGGTGGTACATGTGATTTTTTACGGGGTGGACATGGTAGCGATGGCGCAGTCATTTTGGAGTATTAATTAATGAAAACATACGCATTTGTACAACGTGGTGAAGTGGTGGAAATTATCCGGCCTGTCACTGATTCCGATGGCAAAGAAATTGAAATTCAAGCCCGATACGCTCCCGACTTTGCGGCTGTGATGTACGACATTACAAAGATGAACCCAGCACCAACTCAGGGCTGGACATATGAAGATGGCGTATTTTCTGAGCCAGTTCCATATCAACCCACTTCAGAAGAAATATTGGCGAGAAACGAGTCAGAGAGGGACAGACTACTCACTGTTGCGGCTCTGGCTATTGCACCACTCCAAGATGCCGTAGATCTCGATGAGGCATTACCTGAAGAGATTGTGATGTTAAAAAAATGGAAGCAATACCGTGTTGCAGTTAATCGCACCGATTTAACGATACTCAATCCAGACTGGCCAGTCATACCAGAGTGATTACACAAAACCGGGCTTAATGGCCCGGTCTATTAATGCTTATAGCGAGTGATTTTCGTGTCAACCGGATTTACAAGAATGGACTGTTCTGTCAACCAGCTAGGTTACAGGTACAAAAAAGCCGACAGCGATGTCGGCGAATGTACGACTTACATATTATAGTTTTGTTCTATTAACCCGGCTGTGGGGTTAGGGGAAGATCGATCGATAGCTATTATTTATTGGGTTGCTCTAACATCGCGAAGTAGTGATTCTCTGCGGCGTCTAAAACTTTCCCTAGACTTTCTCTTTCAGGCCCAGTCATGCCATCAAATCCCTGACCTTCAGGTTTATTGAATTTAACAAAGTCATAAAT